AGAGCGGTCTTGAGTATATGGGTCGCCCCGGCAAAGAAGCTTTCATTGAGATTTCTCAGATCTTTGCAGAACTTGGTAAACCACATCACGGAAAGCATCAAGATAACTAAGTATGAATGGATTAGCGACATGAAAAAACTATTTGAAAATTGGCGAAAGCACTTAAACGAAAATGAGCCCCTTCACGGCTTTCCACACGAACCTATGCCAGAAGAAGACGCAATGCGAGATTTGGCTGATAAGTTTGGCGTTAAAGTTGAATTTACCGCCACCAAAAAGGGCGAGTCCATCGCTATTGTAACTTTTGAAGATGGCGAGCAGATAGGATACAGAGACGAAGAAGAAATGTATCAGGATTTAGCGAAGAGATACGAAATGAATGAAGGGGCCGTACCACATTCAGCCCATCACGTCGTTAAAAAGATGATGAAAACAGGAAAAAGCGCCAAGGAAACACTAAAGAGTTTAACTACTGATCTTTCTGATGAAGAAGCTGAACGTTGGCTTGAACGCCACAAAGATGAGATGGATAGTGCTAAACAAGATTTGGATGAGGCCCTCGGAGATCAAGCATCTCAGAAACTGTCTCAAGCAGGCATTGCCAAAGAACCCGAACAAGTTCGTAAAGAACTCATGCGCATGATACTTGGCCTTGATACTGGCGATGAGGAAGACGTCGAGGCACTCTCTTTCATGGCCGCATATCTAAAAGACGCAGCCGCAGCAAATGTGCACCAAGGTTTGGGCTTGGAAGAGGGCGTCGAAAACATCACTCCCGAAAACATTCAGATAGCAGTAGAGGCTTTTAAACAAGTCGCAATGAATCTGGCACCAGCAGTTGTACTTCCCGCCCTAATGATGGCATACAAAGAACTTAAAATGAGTAAAAAGGATTAATATAATGAATTGGCTAAAAGCACTTTGGGATAGCCTCGTAAGTAAAACCTCGGTTTCTCCCACGCTTGTTATGGTTGAGGAAGAATCTTGTGGCGATTTATTTGCGCATATGTGTCGCGAAGCTGGGGTCAGACAAAAAGATCTAGATGGCACCAATGCGGTTGCTTTGTTTGAAGAATGGTATACGGGCCCCTGCGATGCCGAAGTGATCACTTCAGTAATAGAAGATTTTAAAGAAGCTCACCCAGCCGTTAGTGCAAAGCTACAAGGAAAGATATAAATGAAAGTTACCAAACAGCAACTTAAAAAGATTATCCGAGAAGAGATGCAACAGTTGAAGCTACAGGATCTACAGCCCCAAGTGGATGCCTTATATGAGGTTGTACAGAAAGAAATTGATAAGATCCCAGTAGAGGCACGAGGTATTGTTTTGCAAGCTGTAGCAGCCAAAATGTCTGAACCACCCTCGGCAGCCCCTGACATGCAGGAGGTTTCATCCGAAAAGCAGCGCCGCTGGGCTTGTGCGCAAAAAGATAAAAAAGCAGACCAAAGAGCACAAGGATTGTCAGCTGCAGAAGCAGATGAAATGTGCGCGTCTAAAGTGGAAGCAAAAATGATGTCTGATCGTCCTGTTGGCAATCCCGACTTTCCTGCAGGCCATCCTTTTTCTACAAAAATAGAGGAAGATGGTTGACCAGACAAGGAAGAGCCGGTTCGGACTCGACATTGGAGTGATAAATGATGGCAAAAGCCCAAGCATTCGTAGACACATGGCTAGCGAAACTTACTTCTCGTAAGTTGATGGTGTGGCTCACAGCGACAGGCTTAACATTCACAGGTCATGTTACGAGCGAAGACTGGGTTGTCATTTCTGCAATCTACATCGGCGGCCAAACGATTATTGATGGTATAGCAAGACTCAGAGGTTATAATGATTAAGAAGCAAATATTAGAATTTGCGCTAAAAAACTGGAAGGTAATACTCATCGTATTACTTTTTGCTGTTATAGCTATGAAAAATCATCGCGACTACTCTCTAATGCAAAAGGCGTATGAAACTCAAGCAGATTCCCACAAAGCACAGATTGATGGATTGAAAGAAATTCACAAACAAGAGATTCGCGCGAAACAAAAACTCATGGAAGAACACATGGAGGCTATTGCTGCCATTGAAGAAGACTATGAAAATGCTCTTGAGATGATTGAACAATTGAGAGAAGACAAGAAAGGCGAATATAGAAATAAGTTTAATCAAGATAGAGAGCAATTAATCATAGATATAGAAAAGAGGTTTGGTATCCAATATGCTCCTTAATCTTCTTTTAATGTTCAGTCTATCTGCCAATGCCACAGAGCCGGCCAAGTTCACTATCTTAGAATACAAAGCGCCGGCGCCGTTTGCTGGTGTACTTTTTGATGAGAAAGCCATGGCCAAGATGCTAGCAGACTTTGATATATACAAATATTCGTGCGATATAAAAACCGACTACCAACTAAAAATTCAAAAAGAAGAATACGAATTCAAATTAAAGGATCTGAGAATTGAGCATAAAGCCTTAACAGATGAGTACGATTTGTTTATAATGCAGAAGGATAAAGAAATTAATCTTCTATCGGACGCACTAAAAAAAACTTCACCCCGGCACAAATGGCTATATTTTGCTGGTGGCATCCTCATTGGTGGTGCGGCATCTTATGGCGTATATAGAGCAATAAATGACTGAAAAGAATCTTGATCAAATCGCCGCTATTGAAAAAGCAATTGCTGAAAAGTATGGAGAGGAGACAATAATCAACCCCCGTGCTGCATGGGATGAAAATAGAGAACAAGAATATCTTGAACAGATGAAGAAATTCTATAAAAAAGTAAAGAGAAATGAAGAGTACCAAGAGAAAATAGAGATAAATGGCATAAAGGTGTCAAAAAAACTACTTAATAGAGAATCTTTAAAATCTTGCCCTGTCTGCGAAAACTTTCCAAAAATATCGATGGATGATGTCTGTCTGATTAAATTTGAATGTTGTAGCGTTTGTTATGATACATATGTTTTCGGAAGAGAGGAAAGATGGTTAAAGGGGTGGAGACCAAATGAAGATAAATAAAGAAATTCTTAAAGACATTATAAGAGAATCCATTGAAGAAGTCGAGGATGAGAAAGTTCCGGGCATTAAATCTGGAACCATGTCAACATCTAAAAGACAAAGGTCTGCCCGAGATAGAATTAAAAGCGGCCAACAGGACAAGGAGTTTTCTTCGCAAGAGAAGAGTATTGTCGACCAGTTTGAAGCCTTTGTATCAGAGTTGGCCGGCAAACCCGGAGTGGATCTGATGGCCCATAGGCCTCTCCTCAATCGAATAATCGCACTTTTACACAAAACAATTAAACCTAAACCAGCACAAGGAGTACAAGAGTAATGGCAACAGTTTACGAAATCGTACAAGGCTTGACACAAGCCGCGGCAAACGCTTATGACGGAGCGCTTGACGAAAAAGGAGAGCCAGTAAAAGCTGGTCTTCAGCGTGAAGATGGAGATCCAATCCTTGATAAGAGGGTGTTAGATGGCTTCCGCGTTAAATTCTATGGAGACAAGATGTGTCTTATGTATCACTCTGAGGTACAACTTAAAGAAGTTCACGAAAATGGCTTTGAAAATGAAATTGAGGGCCGCATCGCGGAGATCTCAAAGTTCCTCAAGAAAGAGTATCGCAAGATTACAGGCAACTCAGTGACCTTAACTCCAGAAGGTGAGGTGGATATCAATGTAGAATCTGTTTCTCGCGTCCGGTCTTGGTTTGTCGCCAAGAAACATTATACTGTTGGCGGCTTGTCTGAAGAGATGGCTGTTGATAACGCTGACAACCAAGGCGCCATTGACTCCGACTGGCGCTCATTCATGGATCTTGGGGGCTGGAATGGTGATGGCGGCAAGCGCCCACAAAATGACACTCGGAAGAAATAAAAATGAATATTTCGAAGAGAAAGCTTCGCCAGATTGTTATAGAAGAGTATATGAGAGAAGAAGGTCTTCAGGTCGAGGCCATGACTCAAGAAAAAGCCGATGAGTTTATAGCTTGGATTAAGAAGGAAGGCCCCAAGCCAGAGTGGCTTGATCGTGAGTATGGTCCGGGCAGCTACCGCCGCGGCAAACAAGCGCCGGCTAATGATCCCCACGTCGATAGATCTGCCGAAACACAGGCCTTGTCGACAGATGATATGCCTCAATACGATGATGAATATGACGAAGAAGGTGCGTATGATCCGGAGGCTGAAGCTCCAACCGAAGACTCGTTGGTCGATCAAATCGCCATGCTTGTAAAGGGAATGGAAGCTGAAGATGTTTCAGAACTATTTCAGGCGGTCTTTATGAAGATCCCGGGTGTCGAGATTAGTTCTCCTGAAGAAGAGTCTGAAACATTGTATTCCCCCGGCGCCGAGGGCCGGCCAAGAATTGGATTTAACGAAATCAAGCAGCTCATTCGAAAAGCACTAATAGAAGGTCACTATCATGATATGGGTGGTGGTGATGAAATTTACAATGCTCTTGATCCTCATGGATTTGAGGACATGTCAGATACGGAGCTAATCGATGCGATGCGTACGGATGGTATGGAAGAAATGATTGTGGTAGACGGCGAAGGCGGCCTCGCAAATCGTGAAGAAGTTATAGCGGTCCTGAAAGATGTATGAGTTTCAAGTTAGACAAGAAACAACAAGTTAAAGAAATCCTCCGGTGTGGCAAAGATCCGGTTTATTTTCTTAAAACATACGCCCGTATATCTCATCCGATGCACGGGCTGATTCTTTTTGACACCTACGATTTTCAAGACACACTACTACAGGATTTTAACGACTATCGTTTTAATGTTATTTTAAAGGCGAGACAACTCGGGATCTCAACCATTACGGCCGGCTATATTGTATGGCTAATGTTGTTTCACAGAGACAAGTCAATTCTTGTTATGGCAACCAAGTTTGCTACTGCTGGTAACTTGGTTAAAAAAGTTAAAGGCATTATGCGCAACTTGCCTGATTGGATTCGAATCGCCACGATTAGTGTAGATAACCGAACATCCTTTGAGTTGTCAAACGGATCAACGATCAAAGCTGCATCTACCTCTGGTGATGCTGGTCGCTCTGAGGCGCTGTCGCTTTTAGTACTTGATGAGGCCGCACACATTGAAGGGCTTGAAGAACTGTGGACCGGTTTGTATCCGACGCTGTCAACTGGTGGTCGATGTATTGCGCTGTCCACTCCCAACGGAGTTGGAAATTGGTTTCATAAAACTTGTACTGATGCTGAAGCCGGCGCCAACAATTTTAACTTAACCACACTATCGTGGGATGTCCACCCAGATCGCGATAAAGACTGGTACGAGAAAGAAACCAAAAACATGTCCAAGCGCCAGATTGCACAGGAGCTTGAGTGTAATTTCAATACTTCTGGTGAAACTGTTATTGATCCTGAATGTATGGAATGGCTATTGACAAACGTATGCGAGCCCAAACACCGAACAGGTTTTGACAGGAACTTCTGGATCTGGGAAGAGTTTGATCCTACGTGTAATTATTTAATGGTGGCTGATGTAGCCCGCGGCGATGGGGCCGATTATTCTACCTTTCACATAATTAAGCTCGAAACCCTTCAGGTTGTAGGAGAGTATCAAGGGAAACCCTCGCTCGATATGTATGCGGGGATGTTAAATCAGATAGGTCGTGAGTTTGGAAATGCTATGCTGGTGGTGGAAAATAACAACATAGGTTTTTCTGTATTGACAAAATTAATTGATTACGATTATCCGAATGTATATCACTCAATTAAATCAACACACGAGTATATCGAGCAATACCAAGCAGAAAACATCAACTCAGCTGTCCCCGGGTTCACGACTTCCATGAAGACTCGCCCCCTTATAGTAGCGAAATTCGAGGAGTTTATCAGAAATAAACTAATTACCATATATTCTTCTCGTACAATTAATGAGATGAAAACTTTTATTTGGAGGAATGGTAAACCCCAAGCGATGAAAGGCTATCATGATGACCTCATTATGGCTCTGGCAATCGCATGTTGGGTTAGAGATACGGCGATTCAATCAAATGCGAGAGATTTAAACTATCAGAAAGCCTTTGTGGATGCCATCATAACCAGTAGAACAACAATGAATGCACAAGTAAAAGGACAAAGTGGCTACAAAAAAGATAATATCTTTGATAAAATGAGTGAAGCAGAGAAAATATATAATCAATATAAATGGATAATAAAGTGAGAAAATAAATGGCTAATAATACACCTACTAAAAATCCGAAGAATCAACAGTCGACATTATTCAAGTCGTTGACAAGATTGTTTTCCGGTCCCATCATCAACTATCGTTCACAGTCGGGACGCCGGATTCGTCGTCAACATCTCGACAAGTTTGCGAGCAGATTTAAATCAGCGTCCGGACAGCAGTTCAAAAAGGCTTTGTATAATCCTTTAGATGTAGTGGCCACAAATGCAATCGCTAACCAGAGAAGAGCCGAGCGATATGTCGACTTTGACCAAATGGAATACACTCCTGAGATTGCCTCATCCTTAGATATCTATGCAGATGAGATGACAACCTATTCCGATCTGCGTCCCATGTTGAATATTAGGTGCCCCAATGAAGAGATAAAGGCCGTGTTGGGTATTCTCTATGAAAACATTTTAAATGTGCAATATAATCTATTTGGCTGGTCCCGCACAATGTGCAAGTATGGAGACTTTTTTCTATATCTAGATATCGACGATAAGTACGGCGTCCAATCTGTTATTGCACTTCCGTCGGCCGAGATAGAAAGATTAGAGGGCGGTGATTCTACAAACCCGAACTATATTCAATATCAGTGGAACTCAGCCGGTATGACATTTGAGAACTGGCAAATAGCCCACTTCCGCATTTTAGGGAACGACAAGTACGCCCCATATGGCACATCGATTCTTGAGCCTGCTCGTCGTATTTGGCGACAACTCACTCTTATGGAAGATGCCATGATGGCTTACCGTGTGGTACGCTCATCTGAGCGCCGTGTATTCAAGATTGACGTCGGCGCCATTCCACCCCAAGATGTCGAACAGTATATGCAAAAGATTGTAACTCAACTCAAGCGCAACTCAGTTGTTGACTCAGACACCGGCCGCGTTGATCTACGTTATAATCCAATGAGCATTGAGGAAGATTACTTTATTCCAGTCCGTGCCGGCTCTGTCACAGACATTCAGAACTTAGCCGGCGGCACCAACACTACTCAAATAGACGATGTTAAGTATCTAAGAGACAAACTTTTCTCTGCACTTAAGATTCCCCAATCCTATCTGACGATGGGAGAAGGTGCCACCGAAGACAAGACAACACTGGCGCAAAAAGACATTCGGTTCTCGCGCACTATACAAAGATTACAGCGAGTCATCATTGCTGAACTTGAAAAAATTGGAATCATTCATCTTTATACGCTAGGCTTCCGCGGCGATGATCTCTTAAGCTTTAAGTTGGCTCTAAACAATCCATCTAAGATTGCTGAGCTGCAGGAAATCGAGCACTGGAAATCCAAGTTTGATATTGCAGCTTCCGCAACGGAGGGATTTTTCTCTCGTCGCTGGGTCTCTGACAATATTTTTGGACTGTCTCACGAAGAGTTTATCCGTAACCAAAGAGAGATGTATTATGACCGCAAGCATGACGCTTCACTGCAACAGGTTGCAGAAGCCGCAGCAGCCGGCGAAGGCGGCGGTCTGGGTGGAGACATGGGCGGAGACATGGGCGCCGATGAACTGCTCGGCGGAGACGATTTGGGCGGTGATCTTGGCGGCCCGGAAGAGGTTCCCGCTGGTGATGTCGGTGCAGAAGAACCCGCCGGAGATGATTCTCCTCTTCTTGCTGTGCCACCGGGCTCTCGCAACTCGCCGCGCCTTACACCGGGCGCCAAAGGAAAGGTCTATCATCCGACTAAGACTGATAGCCGCCCACAAGGCGCACGCAGTCGGCACCTGAAAAGCATGGGATCTACCGAGATCACTCCACGCACCACATTGCCCGGGCGCGATATGTTGAGCGCTCTCGGTCGCGGCGTTGTAGAAACCTCAGCGACAAGTGGCTTTTATAACGATTTGGAACCTACTTATTCTTTAGAAGAGATAAACCAAGAAGAGCGACTTTTTGAAGTTAACCGTTCGATTCGCGATTTGGTTGAGGTTTTAGAAGAAAAAAACAATATATTAACGGAGCAAAAAGATGAAGACTAAACACAACAAAAAGAGGAATACAGCGTTTGTTTTCGAGTCTCTTATGAGGGAAGCCACAGTGGCTATTCTGAAGGGAGATGAGAAAAGAAAAAACACTGTTCTTGAGATTGTAAAGAAGCACTTCAAACCCAACAGCGAACTTAAAAAACACTTCCAGTGTTATAAGTCACTGTATGAAGATCAGGATTTAGATCGTGAAACAAGTGAAAAGATCCTGCGAGAGGCAAAAATTGCCATGCGATTGATTGATCCCAATGGCTTGTTCAAAGAACAGAGCGCCCTTATCGGCGATATCAATAAAGATCTTTCGCCTTCGGTGTTTGGCAACTTCGTTCCTAACTATAAAACACTGGCCAGCATTGATCAGATTTTCTCGGATAAAACTTCTCCCAAAAATCGAGTAATGTTAGAAGGTGCTATTGTGGACAACATGGTAAACAGTTCGCCTGATGAATCCCCTCAACCAGAGATTGATGATCTCACCGTGAGGTTTTTCACAGACAAGTTTAACGAAAAGTACACAGGCACTCTAGCCGAAGAACAAAAACAGCTTCTTTCTTATTACATTACTTCATTTACAGATAATGCAGTAGGCTTAAAGTCCTTCCTTAATGAAGAGATTAGTCGCCTTAAAGCGTCACTTAAAAGTACGAGCCGCGATGAGATGTTTATAGTCGATGATGAAATGTCTCGTAAAGCAGAACAAATTGTAGAAAAGCTCGATAGCTTCAAAAAGACAGAAATAAATGACAATGTTCTGTTAACAATATTAAAAACCCAAGAGTTAGTAAAGGAATTGAACGATGGCAGTGATCATTAAAGTTGGCGCCAAGGCTAATGCCAAGAAAGTTAGACTTGAATTAGATTTAAGAAAGTCTATGAATGGTGACTTGATGATCTTTGATCATGGAGATATAGATATCGTACTCTCGCTTACAAAAAATAAAGTAGTAGTATTTCCGAAGGACACTATGAACGATCTGGTTTATGGTGCCCAGAATAGATTATTCGCCCACTTAAGAAAAAAGGGAATCATTATTCCCGAAACAATCCAAGCCGGCGCTTTCTATGGTTCCATTGAGGGAGTCATGGAAGAATCTACTCTTGAAGAGGCCAGCTCGGCAAAGTTGGCACTTATTAACATCTCCAACTTTATTGATGAAGAACGCCCCTACTTTGAACAAACTGAGGCTATTGTTTCAATGGCCGATGACGAACTTATTCATCCCGATAAAGCTGATTCTACAGAGCTTGGCGAGGTTCCTCAAGAAGTTGAGCAGGGTTCCATCCGCCGAGGCCAAGTGCGTGATCCGTATTCTATTGGCTACATGTACACTGTGTGAGAAAATCTATGTCGGATATGAAAATGATAATGGGCCGCTGGGATGAATATTTAATTTTTGAAAATAGCAAACTCGAAGATGTCAAGAATGATCCTAAAGCTGTTACAACCATAGGCAAAGAACTCCAGTCAGCAGATAAAGAGAAGCTACAAAACTTTTTGAATATCGTATCGACCGATGCTGAGATCATAGATCTGGTTAAGTCTTTTAAAGAAATGTCCGGACTTGCTAGCCAAGATATGCAAGAGGGTATCTTAGATGATCTTGGTGCTAAAGCCTACGTAAAAGCAGACGCCTTTTTCAATACCAATTTGGGAAAGAAGATAAAAACCTATGGGGCCCCAGCTGCAGCGATTGCCTTCATGGCGTTTCAAATAACTCAAGGAGTAGAGATTGACCCCGACATGCTGAAAGACGTATCGGAAATACTACTCAAGGGCAAGAGTCTCACAGCGGCCGATGTGGTCGGAATGGCCGCAGGTGCAGAGACCGGCCTAGCAGAACAAGAGAATCAATGGAATTAGTAACTTTTATATTAGCCGCTTACGGCTTAACACAGATCGTAGTGTATGGTAAAATATTCAACAAGATTAGACCATCGAAAGGCAAACTCGGAGAACTGTTCAAGTGCCCAATGTGCATGGGTTTCCATGTTGGATGGGTTTTGATGATACTTTCTCCATTTACGGAACTATTTAACTTTGACGTTTCGTTGACCAACTTCTTTTTGTTGGGATGTTTATCATCGGGAACCTCATACATTTTAAATATGGTCTTTGGAGACGAAGGAATAAAACATGAACACAAACATATGGATCAGTAAGTGGATGCTACAACCTGTACGACACTGTTGTAAAGGAAGTTAGCT